CTGGTATTCTTGGTGAAGGCAGCTCAGGGTCTTTAACCTCATCAACTGTTCGATATGGTCATGCAATTTTGACGATGGTTTCTGGCAATACATGGGTTGGCTCCGTTAATACTCAACATACAGGCACAACCACAGGTGGGCTTGGGGCTGGGTCTATTTCTCTTGCTGGCGCATTAGATCGCGTATCAATCACAACAGTAGCAGGAACAGCAACATTCACCGCTGGTTCAATCAACATCTTGTACGAGTAAACAATGAGCTATATCGGCAATCAACCAACTCAAGTAGCGTTCCTGACTGATACGTTCAGTGGAACGGGCTCGGCCACAGCATTCACCATGTCTGTGGCTCCGGCCAACTCAGCGTCCGTGCTCGTCGCCATCAGCGGCGTGGTGCAGGCACCATCCACGTACAGTGTCTCTGGCACCACGTTGACATTCTCCTCGGCGCCAGCCAGTGGCACAGGCAACATCTCTTGCCGCTACTTGGGCATTCCCGCATCGGGGGTGACAAACACAGCCTACCGCACTGTGACTGAGTTCACCGCGACATCGGGCCAAACCACTTTCACCCCTCCAAGCTACACAGCCGGTTTCATCAACGTCTTTCGCAACGGTGTGCTTCTTGGGTCTGCTGATTACACAGCGACCAACGGCACAACTGTTGTGCTTGGTACTGGCGCCACGCTGAACGATTTGATTGCCATCGAGAGCTTCCAAGTAAGCTCGGTGCTCAATGCCATTCCCGCTACTGCGGGGGCTGTGGTATCAAGCTATTTGGCTCCGAGCTTGACATTGACCACACCAACCATTGGTCAAATCAACTCAGCGGCAAGCTTGACACCACCGCTCTTTTATGACAACGCAGGCAATCAGATTGGTACGCTGTGTCGTGCTTGGGTTAATTTTAATTCTTCTGCTGGTTCGGTCGCAACTGTAAATGCTGCTTTCAATGTTAGCAGCATTACATATACCAGCACTGGCACATATACGGTTAATTTTACAAACGCTTTTGTCGATGCAAACTATTCAATGTCAGGAATTGGCTCTTTAGCTGATGGCACATCAGGCAACACTGATATTATTATTATTGGCCCATCAAGGGCGACTACAACACCCTTTACAACTACTTCGGCTGCAATTCAAAGTACAGCTAGAACTGCAACTAACACAACTTTTTTTAACGCAAAAGTTGCTTGTTTATCTTTTTTCCGGTAAGGACTCACAATGACTCAAGTAATTATCTATTCTCAAAATGGTCAAGTGGCTGTTTGTATACCCACTGGTGAAATGTCTATTGAAGAAGTAAAAGCCAAAGACACGCCAGAGGGTTCAATCATTGTTGACGACAGCACACTGCCTAACGCGGACGGCGACTTCTTTAACGCTTGGGAATTGAACGGCTCAACCGTTAGCGTGAACATCACCAAAGCAGTTGCACAACAACAAGCTGTTTTGAACGCATTGGCTAAAACAGAAGCAAATCACCGCGCGACAAATACTGGCGCGGGAATTGCCAACAAATTGGCTGATGCTGATTGGTTGGATTTGTTGACTACAGCGCGAACAGCAGTCGCTTCAGCAACCTCTACGCAAGGCTTGCGGGATGCAATCGCGCCCGTGCAAGCATCCATCGCAGCTAACGAATAAGGATAGCAATGACAAAATCAGCAAACTTAGCTGCCGTTGGTGCCAACGCCAACTCCGGCGGCACATTGATCACATCGGGCACAGCACAGGCCAGCACTAGCGGCACGTCGATCACATTTACTGGTATTCCTTCATGGGCGAAGCGAATCACTGTGATGTTTAACGGCGTGTCAACATCGGGAACATCAAATTTATTAGTTCAATTAGGCAGCGGCTCTACTACTACATCAGGATATACTGAAACTAATAGTAGTATAAAAAACGGTGTTTCCCCCGGTGTAGGAACTGTTACAAATGGATTTGTTATTGGCAGCGCTATTTTAGCGTCAAGTTTAAATTCAGGACAAACTGTTTTTACAAATATTAGCTCTAATATTTGGACTTGTTCATCACAATTAGCAGATTCTGTTCAACCGTCTTTAAGTTATTGTGCGGGAGTAATATCGCTTGCAGGAGCATTAGACCGAGTAGTCATCACAACAGTCAACGGCACGGACACCTTTGACGCTGGCTCAATCAACATCTTGTACGAGTAATAAATGACAGCACAAGCGATGACCTATGACAGCCTTGTTCAGGATGTCATCAATTATTCAGAACGGAACGACGCGCAATTTCTTGCACAGATTCCGCGCCTGATCATGATGACTGAACAGGCAATCGCGGCTGAACTGAAAACACTGCTCCAATTGAACGTGGTCAACACGACGCTGGAGCCGGAAAACTTTGTGCTGGAAAAACCAGTGCGCTGGCGCAAGACGATCAGCATGAAGATCAACGGCGTCCCTGTCACCAATCGCTCAATGGACTACGTGACTCAGTTCCAGTCTGAATCAGATGCTGGACAGCCCATCTACTACGGCGACTATGACTATGATCATTGGGCGCTGGCACCCAAACCAGATCAATCGTACCCACTGGAAATCATTTACTACAGCCGCATCCAGCCGCTCGACGAAGAGAACCAAGAAAATCTTTGGACTCGTGAAGCACCACAAGCTCTTCTGTATGGTACCTTGTTGCAAGCACAAGGCTACTTGAAGAGCTTGGAAAAAATTTCTGTGTGGAAAGGCTACTACGATGACGCGATTGCCGCCATCAAGGGTGAAGATTCACGTCGGATGGCTGATCGTAACACTGTGAGACAAGAACCATGACAACATACACCTCCGCCTTTACCGGCAACGTGATTCAGCCCACTGATGTGAGTTACGCATCAGTTGCCCTCACACAAAGCATCCAACTGTATTGGCCACAGTACGCCAATGATACGCAGCAAACAACCGCACGTATCATGGAGTTCACTGCCAATAACACGGGCTACGCAGTCACGTTGCCCGATGCCACTCAGGCATCTGTTGGCCAAGACATCCTGATCCGCAACACCGGCACATATCCAATCTTTTTTCAGCGCTTTGATGGCACGGGATCATTCACCGTCAACGGTGGCCAAGTGTTCTACACCTACATTGTGGATGATAGCACTCAAGCTGGTGTATGGGCTTTGTTGCAGTTTGGAACTGGCACTTCAACCGCCGATGCAACCACACTGGCGGGCAACTCCACTGCGGCTATTTTAGGCAAGATTGAAGCTGCGTTTGTGACCAGCGAATACATCACTGCGCCAGCCATCAATGACGCCTCACGAGGCAACTGTTTGGTTTGGAATGGTGGTGTTGGTACTTGGGCTTTACCATCGGTAAACAGCCTCTCACAAGGCTGGTTCATTCTGGTGCGCAACAACGGCACCGGCGCGCTAACCATCAACCCAGCAACGGGCTCATCTTCGCTGATTGACGGTTTGGGTAGCTTGACGTTGCCTCTGGGCGACTCATGCTTCATCTGTGTGAACCGCGATCCTGCCGTCCAAGAGTTTTTCACTGTCGGTCGATCACGCCCAAACAGCCTGACATTCACATCAGCCACGTATGACGTGGACGCCATCTCAGGCGCTTCGCTCAACTTGGTCAGCAATACGCCGATCATTCAGCGCTTCACAGCGCTGGCCGGCACCCGCGCATCTTCCTTATTGGTCGAGCTGCCCGCCGTGACTCAGGTGTACTACCTGTTGAACGACACCAACCAAAGTGGCTACTCCATCAATTTCCAAGTGTATGGTTCATCCCAGACACCATTCAGCTTGGCAAGCAATTCCCAAGCCATCATCCTGAGCGATGGCAACAATGTGTGGCCGTTGATTCAGGCCAACGTGGGCACTCAATTGGTCCAGCGGGGTACAGCAGTCAATCCAGCGTATTCGTTCGCAGCGGACCCCAACTCGGGCATGTATTCGCCTAACAACGGGATGCTTGGTTTTGCTGCGGGCAGCAACAACATTGCGACCATGGACGTGACTGGCGGCACAGGCAACTACATCACTACATTTATTGGTCGCATTCAAGCAGACCTAATTACTGGGGGCCAATTCTAATGGCAGACCAACAGCAAGCAGCACAAGGACCTTCAAAAATCTTTACGCTTGCCAATAAGCCCGGCATCAAGCGCGACGGTACAAAATTTGAAGGCGATGAATTTGGCGATGGCCAATGGATTCGGTTTCAACGTAACAAAGCCAAAAAGATGAATGGCTACCGCCAAATGTTTGCGTCCCCTAACGCAATCCCGCGCGGTGTCATCACCAACCCGCAGAACGGTGTGAACTACATCTTCGTGGGCAACCAAAACGGCATTGAAGTTTACACCACAGGCACTGATCAAGGTGTTGGAGTTGGTCCTGTTCAAGTGGAATTCAACACCACCTACGTGGTGACAAACCTGACAACCAACGTGATTCAAGTCGTTGGCAATGTGGTGTCTACGTTCCCTTCTGGAACTGTGTTTTGGTCGTACAACACATCCAATGTGCGCACCAACTACACAACGACAGGGACACCAACCTACAACTCAGGCACCAATCGAACAACGATTACGTTGACCAGTGCAGCGGGGTTTTCGACTGCAACCACCGTGGAAATTTACATCCCCGGAAGCCTAGCATCAAACCCGTATTACCTCTGGCAGTTTGACATCGGGTATGACTCTTCAGGCAATGGAAATTCTAAGTTGTTGGCCCATCCCGGTCAAAATTTGAACAACGTCGATTCCAACGTGGTGACGAGCTTGTACGCGGGCAGCTTCATGCCAGACCCAACAACGGGCAAGTACGTGCTGACCCAAGTTATGGATTCTTCAGGCCAATACCCGACATACCAACCAATCAATGTCTCCGGCGGTGTGGTTGTTTTGCATCCGTTTGTTTTTGTGTTTGGTACGTCCGGGTTGCTGCGCAACAATAACGTCATCTTCAATACGCCAACAGGCAATGTATCCACATTCAGCGACTGGAATGGTACGCTGGCCAACGAAACAAACATGGCTTCGGGCAAAATCGTGGCCGGTATGCCTTTGCGTGGCGGCTCGCTGTCCCCCGCTGGTTTGTTCTGGGCGACAGACTCTTTGGTGCGAGTGTCGTTTACATCGACCACGCCGTACTTCTGGAGATATGACATCCTTTCAAATAACACCTCGATCATGTCGTCCAACTCCGTGGTCGAGATGGATGGCGTTTATT